ACTTATCATTATACACATCAAAGTCCAAGTTGACAACCTGTTCTATAGTTTTATTTGTATCGTCATAATGGAGCTTGTAGAATAGATTGAGTGGATTCTGGATAAACTCTAAAGACCGATTATCGGTATCAAATACATGAAAGCCGCGAGGATCATTATAATCGCTCCAAGTAATCTCATAAGGTGACCCAAGATACGAAATATTACCGTCAGTGCTCCTGTGGTGAAAATGCCCAGAGCATACAACATCAAACCTATCAAAAACACTTCTATCAAACCCATGATCTTTGTTAACCGCTCCTTTGTGCATTTCAAATCCTTTGATCTCGAGATGACCAAATAGAATCTGAGCCCTCGTGTTACTGATGATATCCATCGACTGTTCGAAGTTACCAGTACAAATCCATGGAGTCAAAAGGATAGATGTTCCATCAAACTCCACCTCTTGTGGTAGGTTATCGTAGAACTTGAGATTGTACTTAGATCTACCATACAACTCTTGCATCGAGTTGATCTCATTGGTATTCTTGTAGTACGTATCATGATTACCAATAATTAAATGAGTATCAATACCACGTTCCATCAATGGACCAATCAAAGTCTTTTCAAGATGTCGAGCAGTTGTGTAGTTGATATACTTACGACGATCAACAATATCACCGAGATGAACTACAGTCTTGATATTGTTGTCGTCTAAGTACTTAAAGAATACATCACGATAAAACTCACCAAAGTGCTCTGCAATTGCAGGACTATCATTACGGGCACCAAAGTGGGTGTCCGTTATCAAAGCAATTTTCATTAAGCAGCGGCCTTTTTCTTCTTAATCTTCCTACGTTTGTTTTCTTCGAAATTCTCAATAAATGTATTGATGTACTCCTGTGACCAGTCATTATGCTTGATTCCATCATTAAAGTCAACACCATCATCGTGATCTTGTCTATCACTTGTTTGCTGATGGACGTTAATTTCTTCTGTGAGTTTATACTTAACGTATAGGTTTTTCTTTTCCTTCTCGATTCGTCTAAGAAATGCAAAGTAAATTATCTGAGTGAAATATGCAAACGGATTCTGTGACTTCTCTGGATTAAAGTTATCAATATATTGTAAACAGTTCTCAATCCCATCACTAATCATTTCTTCTCTAAAACTATAGTTGATAAAGTTTGGTTTGTGGGAAAGCCTTGTAGCGATCTGCATGATACATTTTCCAATGTACGTTGGAACAATTGGACGAGTCTTTCCCTTCTTCTCTGCCATGTGCACCATATCACGATACTCAATCATTGCTTTGAGAAAGTCTGCATTGTTTACGTAATTTACTTTTTTCTTAGCCATTTTATACCCTAGTGTACTGAACTTGAATAGTTCTTTTCAAATGAGAGTTCTTCGAATTCTTCATCTTCAAAGAAGTCCTTATCATCTTCCAACACTTCATTGTAATAGTCAATGATTGATTCTGTTGGAGCTGCTCTTAAAATGATGTGTGAATTTTCAATTGTAAATGTAGTCTGGGCGGTCTCTACCCATTTATACATTGATATTACCATCCTATTGTCATCATCTATCCCCGTCCTTAGTATTAAGGGGTCTGTTACGTTTATATAATTTTGTTTTGAACTTGTAGTTACATCAGCAATGATGCTTTCGCCGCTGACGAGCTTGAGGATTGCGTGAGCCATATTACTCCTCCAATTTTATTTTATACAGTTTATATTCGAATTGTTCTTCGTTGTATATTTTTACGCGTTCGTATAGATGATGGAGTGTATAGTTTATCCTTTGTTTATGTTGTAGATCGTCAGCTATGTCGTATAACGTAGCTCCCACTTTAGAATCACTTTTCCGCAGTCCTCTTCCGATTGATTGCAAAGTTCGAACTCTGCTTTTGGAAGGTGAAGCGAACACGATGTTATGAAGATTACGGATATTAATACCAGTAGAAAACGTACCGTAGGAAGCAATGATGATGGCATTATCCTGTTTCTCGGTTATTGATCTGACGCTTTCTCTAGTCTCGCCATCAGTTCCGCCGAAGACGAAAAATAGCTTCCTGTCTTTATTTATCTTGTCGTTGACAAGCGAGTACAGCTCCTTACCGTGCTTGTCAACATAGTTGAAAAGAACTAACGTGTTTCCTTTCAACGATAGAACCAGATTGCGGATGAACTTATTACGTTTCTCATTACGAACAATGAAGTCAATCTCATCTTGATACTTGAATGCTTTAGTAGCCTTCTTAGTCTCATCACTATACTTGAGGACTAAGATCTTAATGTTCAAGTCTGCTAAATGATCTTCATCCATTAACTCTTTTGTTTTCACAAAATTTTGTACTTGCCCAAACAGACCCTCAAGGACTAGCTTGTGAGTCTCGGTACCGTCCAACGTACCAGTAAATCCAAACCGATACTTGCAATCAGATAGTTTGGTCATAATAGAAGTTAGTGACTTAGCTTTGAACTGATGAGCTTCGTCACCGACAACTACATTGAACTGATCAAACCACTTCTTAGGCATCTTATAGATTGACTGCCATGTAGTGATTGTGATATCTTCTTGAATGTTCTCTTTGTCTACCCCAGCTGTAATCAGCTTGCATTCTTTATTGTACCCATAGTCTCTGAAGTCTTTGTACATCTGATGGACTAGAGAGATTGTTGGTACAACTACTAAAGTCTTCTCTTGATAAAACTGGCTCAACATGTAGATGATCAATGACTTGCCAGACCCTGTAGGTGATAGGATCATTGATCTGTTGTGACGAATAGCATGAGTGATTGCTTCGAGCTGATACTTACGAGGTTCGAATGGAAGTCCAAGTGTAGACGCAAACTCTTCTGCTTCCATGAACGAGAACTCTTCTTGGAGCTCTAGATCATCTTCTACTTGACAATCATAGTCTCTATCCTCACAAAACTTCTTAATGTAAGGAAGGAGTCCAACGTATATTCCATTGTTGTTTTGATTGAATAGACGGATCTTACCGTCCCACATACGATTCTTGTATGCAGGCATAAATTTATATCCAGGCGCATAGAACGAGAAGAACTCATTCAGTTCCTGAGCAAGACCTCGGTTACAATCTACCTTGAGGTAGGTTTCATTCACTTTAGATAACGATAACAATTCTCTATACGCCGAAGTTCGTGAGCTTTCTCCAGTTAATTGCTGCACTTATGTGGAAGCCTCTATTATTGATGCTTTTCATTATATCTTCCAACAACATTACAATCTCTTCCTGGTAAACCATCTTAGCGACATGATTGATCATATCTTGATCACCTTCAATATATTGAGGTATGTCTTGTTTGAGTACAGTCTTCACCCAAGGGTCGCGACCAATCTCTGCTAGGTCTTCAGGATTATTCAACTCACCACGATAGTACTCCGCTAAGACCTTCTTCTTAGTTTTGTAATCTATCTTTAGTTTTCTTAGCTTGACTTTTTCTTGGTAAAATATCTTTAGATACTTACCGTGGAGGACAGGTACATTGAGAGATTCACGGTCAAGCTCAACATCGTCAATCTTGGCATCTGCCTGCCACAATTCAATAATTTCTTCTAGTTTCATAACTAATCTTTAGGTTTATTACACATCACATGAAGATGCCTGCTACTAGTAGGCTCCATACTAACTACATTTACAAAACCACATTCATCGAGTAATTGTACCATAGTTTCTTCATCATATCCACTCTTATGTGTAGGCCATGTATCTTCGAAGTCACCATTCTGCCAACCCCAGAATCCAGCTTTGGCTCGGTTCAATATTTTTTCACTGGGTCTTTCAATCCACTGTTTTATATGAAACGTCATATTAGGTACAATAATCTCACACACTCCTTCTGGTTGAAGAAGTTTACACCACATCTCAAGAACATATTTTCCTTGAGTAAATGTTAGGTGTTCAAAAAAATGTCTCGAATAAAAATGTTCTACAGTACTTGATTCTATGAGTTTATCAAGCTCCCAAGCAGTACAAACAAAGTCTACACCTGGTAGATCTCTAATGTCTGATGTAAGGAAACCTTCTTTGGTTGCATTAGTACCACAGCCTACTTCAATCTTCATAACAATATTATACCTTAAAACTTAAAGTGTTTCAACCTTATATAACCTATATCTAAACGTGACTGTTGCACGTAGGTACTCGACGTCAGAAAGTGTACTATCAAAGGTAAGTTCAGACAACGAGATTGGGAACATATCTTGGAATGATATCCTGATATTTGCGTTCTGATGACTCGACAGGATCATTAATGAACCATCACTGTACACATCTGTACTCTTAGAGGCAAGGTCACTATTAGCTTGGGACAAAGCTGTGTACTGATTGAAATTCTCTGGAAAACCTAAACCATTTAACCAGTTAAAGATTTCAAGATAGTTACCGAAGTCTTCATTGACCATGAACGTCATTACGAGAGGATCAAAGAATAACTTAGTACCAGCTACGGGTAAACGGACAAATGGATCTTCAAGATCAAACTGACCCAGTGATAAAGTTGGTAGGGTTACATTTTGAACAAAGTAACTAGTCTCCGGTGTTCTCGATAATTGAAATCGAAATCCAAGAGGACTTAGTAAGTTTTTATCCATATCAGTTGTTGCCATAAAGATACCTTTTTCTTTTATTTATCCATAAAAAAAGGGGACACATTTCTGTGTCCCCCAATCGCTGACTTAAAGTCAGTCTTTTTATTACATCAAGTTTGAAACAGCAACCAGTCTGTAGTAGACGTTCTTGTTGTTAAACGAGATTGTGCCGTTACCAGCTGTCTCACCCTGTGCGAATGGGTTAGCAACCATTCCGTAACGAGTCTTAAAGCCGATCTTAGGCTGGAAGGTGTTCTCACCAACCGCACGAACCATCTGGAGTGGTACGTATGGGCAGTAGAAGAGACCAGCATCAAATGCGCTAGAGCCCTTGTAACCTACTGTCAAATACTGGTTACCAGCTGAAGATGAGAAGTATGGATCGATGTAGACACGGATGCGACCGTTCAATACACCAGCAAAAGTATTACCTGTGTCATCGACGTTCAGGTTAGCTGACAATGCAGGAGTGTAATCCAAAACACCAGCCATCTGAAGAGCAGAAGCTACGTCAGAAGAACAGATGAGGATGTTACCCTTACCACGTCTTGTATCTTTCGCGATCTGGTTAGCTTCACGCTCGATCTGGAAGATCAGACCCTTGAAGCGCTCAACTGACCAACGACCGTTTGAGTCGACGTCAAGGTTAAACGTACCAGCTGAAGCAGTGTTTGTTTGAGCACCTGCAGTAGCTGTGTAGTTGATTGTACGAACAACTTCGCGGTTGATTTCAGCAAGGATTTCAGCTGACAGAATGTTAGCTAATTCTGTTTCAGCGTCTAGGCCATGAATAGCCTTGAGATCCTGAGCCAATTCCATTGAGTACTCGGCCTTTAATGCGCGAGAAACAGCTGTAACAGCAACTTTCTCAATTGAGAACGCCATTTCGTTGAAGCCGTTTGCAGCAATGTTACCAAGTGCTTCAGATTGTGCTGTAGTCATACCAGTTTCTACTGAGTACGTGTTAGCAAGAGCACGAGTAGTTGGATCAGCACCAGTCTGTGGGTTGTTAGTTGCAGTGTCGTCAATTACACCAACAGAAGCTGTGTTACCAGCAGCAGAAGCAGAATGCGAAGTATTAGCTTCGTTATAAAGAGCTTCAGCACCTGTTTGGCTAGTGTAACGAGCGCGCATTGCAAAGATCAAACCAGTAGGACCAGTCATTGGCTGGACACCACAGATGTCGTATGCAATCAGGTTAGGCATAGAACGACGAACCAGTGAGATAAGGACTGGATCGAAGATGTCTACGTTACCCGCAGCTGCAGTAGAAGATGAAGCGCCCATTTGGTTAGTTGGACCAGCTTCTCCCAAAAGTCCTGGCATTGAATAGCCACCAGAACCATACCCAGCTTCGCGAGCTGCGATTTCCTGGTTTTCCAGGAGCGTGGCGGTTACTGCACGACGGTGATTGTCTTGGATGTTACCAAGAGAATCGTGGTCGAGTACAGGCTGCCACTTCTCGATGAGTTGTTCAGATAACATGGATAGTCTCCTTTTATGTCTATCTAGTTTATTTATAAAAATTGTTATTTAATAGACCTAGAAATGGCATCTACGTAAGCCGCCATAGAAGGGTCAGATACTTTCTTAGTAGTAACCTCTTCTTCCAATGGTTCGGATTCATCAAAGTCATAAGATGTAGTTGCTTCTTCGACTTGACCGAAGTAGCTTTCTTTAATCACTTCGAGCTTCTGCACAAACGACTCGTTATCGGAGTAGTCAATGCCCTCAGCTAAGGTCTTAAACTTTGCTTTTTGAGTTTCTGTCAGATCACTTGACGTAGATTCAATCAGCTTTTCTTTAGTGTAACTTTCAACAATCTTGCGAAGTTCAACGTTACGAGAAATTTCTTCATTCAGGCTTTCTTCAAGTTCTTCTGCTCTAGTAGCCATTTCTTCAACTACGTCAACTTTCTCATCAGGAATGTTTACATAGTGCTCTTCGAACAGAGACTTCATGCCACCCATGAAACTCTCTACCATCTCAGCCTTGATACCCTGTTCAACAGCAAGAGCATTATCGCCCATCCACTGCTCAACAACATAGTCGAGGTAAGAATCTAGTTGCTCAGCCATTTCAGTCTTAACGTTTTGAATTTCTTCGTCAAGCTCTGATTCAAAGTTAGCTGAGATCTTCTCAAGTTGTTCGTTAATCTTAGACACAACAGCTGCTTCAAAAACAGTAGCTGCCTTAGTCTTGAAATCTTCTGAAAGAGATTCGTCAGACTCGAACATTGCACGAATGTCTTCTGCAACATCGATATCATCGCTAGTGACTTTAGGAGCCTCTACGATAGTATCTCTTTCTTCTGTTTCTACTTCTTCCGCTTTCATGTCCATGGCGTCCATCATGCCACCATACTGAGCTTTGAGCTGCTTGGTAGACATAGCATTCATCTTCTGCATTGCAGCGTGAATAATACCAGCTTTAGTTCCAGGCGCCTTTACAGCTGTAGGTGAATCTTTTGGATCGTCTTCTACGTCCTTAGATCCTTTTAGCTTAGGTGCTTCTTTTCCTGTAGGCTCAGGTACTTCAGAAGGATCTCCCATCGAAGCCTTGAACTCGTCTAATTGCT